AATAAGACAATTACAAGATGTAAATAAATCTGCAGAACAAAATGCAGATATACCAAAAAGATTTTTACCTTGTTTAACATATGGACTTGCACATCAATTAGCACAAAAAAGACCAGGAGTTTCTGATGCAAGAGTTGCTATGTTAAAAACAAGTTATGAAGAAACATTTAAAAGAGCAATGGAAGAAGATAAAGAAAGAGCAAGTATTTATTTTAAACCTAAACTAGGATATATTTAATGTCTAGAAGAAGTACAAAAGCAAAAGCAATGTGTGACTCATGTTCATTTGTTTATGATATGAGAATAATGAAATTAAATAGTTATGATATGTTAATATGTCCTCAATGTTTTGAGGGTAATTATGATTTAAAAAATCATCCACAAAATAAATCTGCTGATGTAAGAGATGATACAATAGTACCTAATGCAAGACCAGATATTTTTGGTAGAAATATTACATGGGAGTCAGCTAATATTACATGGAATGATATTCCAACACCAAACACTAGAAAATGGGGTACAGTATGAGTGATTTAACAAATAGTTTAATTAATGCAACATATAAAAAATTAATACAAGTTAGTAGTTCTGGTAATGAAGGTATATCAGGTACATTAACAAATGTACAAACAGGAGATGGAACTAATACAGCTTTAAAATTAGCTACAAGTGCTGCTCAAGTAGATGGTACTTTATTTGTAGGACAAACTTTTGGAGTATCAGGTAATGCTTCTGTAGCAGGTGGTTTAGCAGTAGCAAATAAAGTTTGTGCATCTGCATTTTATGGTGATGGTTCTAATTTAACAGGATTAGTATTTACTGGTGATGTATCTGTATCTAGTTTAATAGTTACTAATAATGTAACTGTAGGTGGTAATGTTACTATTGGTGGTAATATTATGGTATCTGGTGGTGAGATACAAGTAAAAAACACAGGGTCACAATCTAA